CTCGTCTTTACTCCATCAAGATGACCTCAAACTCCCCTTTTTATGAATCCAGAGCTCCAAGTATGGCTGCGCGTCAAGGCTGACTGCGAAGCATCGATCGAAAAGCACGGTGCAATCATTGAAGCGCTAACCGACCGGGGCCAACTGGTGATAAGAAGCAATCCGGCTATCGCTTCCCTTGCCCAGGCAAAGCGCATGATTGAAAAACTGCGCAAGGAAGAAAACAACCAAATGACCCTAGAGCTATGACTTGGACCGAAGAAACCATCGAGAGGTACTGCGTGCTAACTGAAGACGCCGCCGCAGGTACTCCGGTAAAGCTTATGGAATGGCAGCGCGACCTAATCCGACGGAGCGAAGGCAAGCGGATGGTTTGGCTGGAGATCCCTCGGAAAAACGGCAAGAGTGCATTTATTGCTATGCTAGCAATCGCCCACCTACTTAAAGGCTGGAAGGACAATAGCAACCCTCAGGTAATAATCGCCGCAGCCACCAGGGAGCAAGCGGGCGTACTGTTCGGCTACGTCCGCAACACTATTCTAATGAACCCAGTTTTGAAGCAGGCGCTCATCCCATACCGCAAGGAAATACACCTACTTAACAAACCGGGCTTTCTAAAGACCATTACCTCAGACGGCCTCAGCAACCACGGGGCAAACCCGTCCCTGATCTTGTGCGATGAAATCCACGCATGGAATGAGCACAAGGGACCGGAGCTGTGGGAAGCGCTGCGCACATCGATGGCCGCACGTCCGTCTCAAATGATAGCCATCACAACCGCGGGCGGCGCTTTTACTTTTGCCCACAAGTGGCACGAGTATGCGACTAAGGTACTGAACGGCGACGTGGACGATCCTAGCTTCCTGCCCATAATCTACGGCGCCAAGGACACGGAAGACCCGCACGATCCTGCCGTGTGGGCAAAGGCAAACCCTAGCCTTGGCGTAACCGTTACCATGGAGTACCTGGAGGAACTGAGCCGGACGGCTAAGTTTGACGAGCCTACGCTTTTGTCCCTACGCAAGCTGCACCTAAACCAATGGGCCGGAAGCGCACAACCGTACATTGAACTAGGCAGCTGGAACCGCTGCCTACAAAAGGAGCCCGCCGCACTAGGTACCTGGCGCTGCTACATGGGCGTCGACCTTGCAGCTGTAAACGACTGGACCGCCTACGTGCTACTTTTTTGGGATGGAGGGGAGCGCTTCTATACGAAACAATTCTACCAAATCACGCAGCACAGCATGGACAAGCGCAAGAACCGTTACCCGAACCTGGTGCGCAACTGGATGAAGGGCGGGCACGTCGAGGTAATCGAGGGCGAGGTGAACACCACGCCGGACCGCGTGCGCAAAATCTTCGAGATATGCGAGGCCTACCCGGTCGAGGCTATATTCTTTGACCCATGGAACGCGGCGGAAACAATCGACCAGGTACGGCAGCGTTACGGTGCAAAGTTTTGTTTTGAGGTGCGGCAGGGCGTCTTAATGATAAACGAGCCCATGAAATTACTCTACCGCCTGGTGCAGCAGAAGCGAATCGGGCACGACGGCAACCCGGTGACTGCCTGGCACATTTCCAACACAAACCTGCAGATAGACAAAAACGACAACTGGACCTTCAACAAATCCAAGGCACCGGACAAGATAGACGGGACCGCTGCGCTTATTACAGCGCTGGCCGGATATGTCCACAACGCACAAGCAAATACCTCCGTCTACCAAACGGAAGATATTGTTTTCGTATAATTTGGATGCATAGAATGTAATTCGTAACCTTTGCGCAATGGCCTCCTTTCTTCAACGAGTAACCCGGAGCATTTCGGGAATTATTAATCCGAAGCCTTGGCTTTTCCAGCTGATAGGTGGAGGCCAAACCAACGCCGGAGAAACAGTCAACAGCAACAACGCGCCCACGGTGCCGACCGTCTACGCGTGCGTTTCTTTGATTTCCGATACGATTGCTTCCCTGCCCTTCCATTTATTCGCGGAAACGGAGCAGGGAAAGGTCCGAGTGGAGGGCCAACTGGACCAACTGGTAAGCCGCAAGCCTTCGGAGGCCTACAACAGCTACTACTGGCGGCAGGCGCTTATTAACAGCCTGCTGCTACGCGGCAATGCCTATGTGCTGCCAGTCCGGAACCGCGGACGGATTACGGCCTTGGAAATGATAGACACGGACCTGGTGACGATTGACACCACCAGCGGACGATTGATCTACAGCCTCTACCTTCCCGGTGGCATTACCATGCGCCTGGAGCCTTCGCAGATTATTCACTTGAAGGCCTGGACCATCGACGGCATCAACGGCTTGAGCCCGATTATCTACGCGAAGGAAACCATCGGCACGGCTATGGCCGCGAACAAGCACCTCGGCGGCTTCTACGGAAACGGCGCAATGCCTAAAGGAATTCTGCAACTGGATGGATCTATCCGTGACGTCGAGCGCCTAAAAGACCTGGGCCGCCAGTTTGACCAGCGCTACTCCGGAGCCAACAGCGGCAAGACCGCCGTACTGACTGCCGGGGCCGAGTACAAACCCGTGAGCATTTCGATGCAAGAGGCCCAGTACATCGAGAGCATGAATTTTTCCGTAGAGGAAATCTGCCGCATTTTCAAGGTACCACCTCACAAGGTGGGCCACTTGCAGGGCAGCACCCAAAGCGGATCTATTGAAGCGCAAAACGCACAATTCGTAAGCGACTGCATCCGCCCGCTTTGCGAACAAATCGAAATGGAGTTTACCAACAAGCTGGTAACCGGAGCGCTAGAGTTTGAGCTCGACCTCAAGAGCCTGATGCGCGGCGACATGATGGCCCAGGTCCAGCGAAACGTGAGCTACTGGAACATCGGCGCAATTAGCGCAAACGAAATCCGCAAGAGCGAAGGCCTGGCACCCATCGAGGGCGGCGACGAATACAACAAACCCGCTCACATGAGCGTAACTGGCGATATACAAAATGGAACAATCGACCGAGAAGAAGGAAATCCGCAGCTTACCGCTTAACGGCGGAGCTGAGGAAGGGCTCATCTTTGGCTACGCAGCCAACTACGAGGCCTACGATATGGGCGCTTTTAACGAGCGCATTGAGCGCAGCGCTTTTGCCGAGGTGGACAGCTTCGATATTCACGCTTTGCTGAACCATAACTACGACTACGTCCTAGCACGCCGAAACAAAGGTAAGGGCACTCTAGAGCTGCGCTCGGATGACCAGGGGCTGTACTTTGAGTTTACCGCACCCGAAACCTCCACCGGAAAGGAAGCCCGCACCCTAGTAGAGCGCGGCGATTTGGACCAGGCATCCTGGGCCTTTACTGTGGCCGAGGAACGCTGGGAGAACGTGAAGGGCGAGAAACCCACGCGCGTTATTACTAAAGTGGCCGAAATTTACGACATCAGCCTGACGCCACGCGGAGCGAACCCCTCTACCGCTGTGGCGATGCGAAGCCTGGAGAGCGCCCGCGCGGCTCAGGTCGAAGAAACCGAAATTAATTTAACCCCCATACAAATGGAAACAAAACCCGAAGGCGCCGAGAATCCAGGCGCTGGAGTGGACGCCTCAGCCTTCGCTGGTGGTTTCTCCGCTTCACAGAAAAAAGACCTCCGCAGCTTTAACATCGTTAAGGCAATCCGCGAAGCACGCAACGGCAAGCTTACCGGAATCGAGGCAGAAATGAACCAGGAAGGAATCGCCGAGCGTAACAAGCTGGGCGTAGAAAGCCGTGGCGAAAACCAGGCAGCCATCCACATGCCCGAATTCTTGAACCGCGAATTGCGTACCAACACTGTAACCGGTGGAACTGGTGGCAACTTGGGCGGCGATTTGGTCTACACGGATCCAGGTAAGTACGTGGATTTCTTGTACCCAAACACTCCCATGCTTTCCTTGTGTTCAGTAGCTGAAGGCTTAACCGGAAACGTACAATTTCCAGTACAAGACAGCGACTACACCCTTAACTGGAACACGGAAACTGGCGCAGCTTCTGCCCAGGACTTGACGTTCTCTACCATCACCATGACTCCAAAGCGCTCCGTAATCGCAGCCGCTGTATCAAATCAGCTGTTGGCTCAGGAGTACAGCCAAGGCATCCAGGCGCGCATGATCAACCAACTGAATCAATCCTTCAACAAAGGACTGGAGCAGGCTGTATTGACCGGCACCGGAGCCTCTAACCAGCCCACTGGTATCTATACCGCTTTGAACGGTACGGCTCAAGATTTGGCTTTGGGCGCTTTGTCTTACGACGATTTGGTAGACATGGAGGCCTTGTTGGCTGCTAACAACGCACTCGGCGGACGCCTGGGCTACGTTACGCACCCCAACGTAGTAGCTAAATTGAAGAAGACCAAGGTAGACGCTGGCTCTGGCCGCTTCTTGGTAGAGGGCATGTTGGACCCAGTCCAGACCGCCAACGGCTACAACATCTACAGCACGACCTTGTCTAAGAAGACCACCGGAACTCCTGATACCTACGGTATCCTTTTCGGTAACTTCGAAGACGTACAAATCGGCTTCTGGGGCGGTGCAACTTTGCTGATCGACCCTTACACCGAAATGCTTTCTTCTACGGTTCGTATCTACGTGGAGCGCTTCATGGACATCGCAGTTTTGCGCCAGAAGAGCTTTGTAATTGCTGACGACGTAACGATCTAATGACAACCGTCGACTTTACCCCTGCAGCTATTAACCTCACCGAGGTAAAAGCTTTTTGCCGCGTGGACGGCTCAGCTGACGACAGCCTGCTGACCTTCCTCTACAACGCCGCGTGCGATGAGGCACTGAGCTACGCGCAGGTGGTAGTCGGCACTGCAACTGTAACGGTGGTAACCAATTGGGAAGCTGAAATAACGCTTCCCTTTTGGCCCATCGGGGCAGTTACTTACGTTAAGGTGGACGGCGTGGCCGACACCGAATACACACTATTAAACGGACGCCTGACCCCTTCCGAGGAAGGCGACAAGCTGGAGGTAGTTTACGCAGCTGGCTGGAACACCAGCACGCCAAAGGACGTAATCCACGCGATCTACCAACGGATTAAATTTGGCTTTGACTACGGCGACGACTTGCCGCAACCAACGCCGCGCTTTTTTGACCGGGTCCTATTTCGTTACAAAAACACGCTTTGACCCTAGACCGCCGCATAACCCTCTACGCACCCACTGTTAGCACCAACAACAGCGGGCAAGTACTGCGCACCTTCGCGAGCGCTGGTACCTGCTACGCTATGCTCGTAATTAACGAGGCAGCGGGAACGGAGGCTTTTGTATCGGACCAAATGCAGAGCAGCGCTACAGTAAATTGGCGCGTGCGCTACCGGACGGACGTACTGGGCAGCTGGGAGCTGGAATTCAACAGCCAGCGCTACGAGGTGATAAGCGCCCTACCGGAAGGCCGCAAGCGCTACACGCTAATCAAGTGCAAACTCAAGGACAATGCCTAAACAAAAGGGAATTGTTGGCCTTGATGAGCTCAGAAAGAAGCTTCAGAATGCACCGGAGAAAATCCGACTGCAGGAGCTGTACGGTGCCCTCCGCCAGGAGGCTACCCCACTGCGCAACGCGGCGCGGGCTGCCGCTTACGAAGACGTTACCAAACCAGGTACAAAAGACCTCTTTAAGAGCATCAAGGTAACCCGCGCACGCGTCCGCGCTTGGCGTGACCAAATCGCAGTTTGGATAGGACCGGTACGAGTGCGCAACCGCAAAGGCGATGCCCAGGCGTACCCATTCATGCAACTGTACGGCCGCCGGGCAACTGGCACCAATAAAGGCTACAAAGCCAAGGACTACATGGGCCAAGCATGGGACCAGCTCGGAGCAGCTAGCCGCGCAAAGATTGACCGCATGGGCCGCAGTAAGTGGCAGCAACAACTAAGACGCGCGCTGCAGTGAACTACTTGCAAATCATTCGCGACAAACTGGTAGCAGCTCAGGCGCTGCCAGTTTATGCTATGGCTGCCCCTCAAGGCACGAAGGTAGATCATATAGTATTGCAGCTGGACAGCATCGACGTGACCGAGACCAAAGACGGCTACAAGATGCAGGCTGTGAACGCGGAGCTGTACATCTACCAGGCTTCCGCGGACAACGCGCAAACCACATTACAAACCATCCGCACCTATTTGGCAGCGAATGGCAACAGTACGTATATCAGCGCCTGGATGACCAACGCTCAAAGCCTTTTTAACCAGGACGAGGAAACCGTACTTTTGATAGCCGACTTCACATTCACAATTAAAA